TCTTGCATCTCTCATTCCTGAATCAAATATAACCTATGCTCCCGCGGATTTGTCACAGATTCCGTTTTATAAAGGCCTGGCTAAGTTTGGGAAGACAGCCCCCAAACATTTCAATCGCAAGGCATTTAATATGGCTGTTAAAATGATGCGAAAACATTTTAGACTCTGTAAAGGTGCCAAGCTTACCAGTATGGATGAAATACTCCAGACTGTTAGGCTTGACACTTCTCCAGGTCCTGCACTTAAAGTTCTTTATAATACGAAAGGCGATGCGTTGTCAGACGCAAAGTTTTTCAAATTGTATGAGGAATTTGAAGAGGGAATGTTAAAAACTGGTGGTGTAAACTCCTATTGGGGTGCATGCTCTAAACAAGAACTGAGATTAAAAGAGAAGGTACGAGACGGTAAGACGAGAGTCTTTATGTCTGGTTCCCTTTTCTTTTATCTCTTTTCTTCGAAATATTGCATGGATTTCAATGAACGATTTTATGAATCAGTTTTTAAAAATTCCTCATGTGTAGGTATGTCTAAATTTTCTGGAGGATTTCATTGTGTTTATAGTGATTTGCTCAATCCGGAGAATTGTGGTTCACTTGATGCCAGTGGTTGGGATACCTGTATGTTCAACGAGATGATGTGGGCAATTGCTAATTTTCGTCGAGATTGTTTTTTGAACAATAAGAATAGCGACATTAATATAGCACTTGCGAACATCTATCGCCAGATTACAGGTAGCCTGATCATGACACCATTGGGTGAAGTTTGCTCGAAAGAGCAGGGCAATCCTTCGGGTAGTCCAAATACTATTGTTGATAATACTTTAGGTCATTATCTTTTGAAAGCTTATGATTGGTTAGTTCTCTCATACTCTGAACTTGATGAGGAGTTGTGGGAGATGTACTATGATGATTTTGAATCTAGTGTTTCCATGAAGCTTTTTGGGGATGATGACATGTTCTCGGTGGATGATAAGTCTAAGGATTTTTATAATCCGGTTAATATTATTCGAGCTTCAAAAGAGCTTGGATTTGTGCTAACTACTGAAAGTGAAGAATTGAGGCATAGGGAACAGCTTTCCTTTCTATCTCATTATGTGAGAAAGGAAGAGAATGGTTATTATGTTCCTTATCTTCCGATTGACCGTCTGTGTTCTGCAGCAGTTTATTCGGAGACCTCTGATATTTTTATCAGAGCTCAGCGTCTTTCTAATCTTAGGTATGAGGGTTATCATACGCCGGGATGGTTAAGTATTATTGATAGGATGATTTCTCACTTTGTCGAACTTCATAATGAACCAGAGGTGAAGGCAGTCTTTGATTGTTCTCTTTCTGATAAGGAAATTGAGCATCTGTACCTTCCTCTAGAGTCCCTCACACCAGCATTGAAAGCCGAACAGGGTAAGAATCGATCTCGGCTTTTAAAAATGAACGTGTGTAATGAATTCTCAAAATGGCAAAG